TTGCTTGCAATGCGTCTTGACGCTTCTTCGAACGTACAAATTCAAACGCCCACAATGGTATGTTGCGTTTTTTGCAATGCTTATCGAAAGCCTTCCAAAATTCTATTATATCTGGATGCACACCCTCGTAATCATATGCTTTTGTTACTGATTTGTATTTCGTCGTTGCAAGCGTTCTTGCAGCTTCAACATGGTCCTTACTTACAAATTCATCCTTAGAATTTTTATTGCGGTTGATGCGGTCTAAAACCCGCACCAACCTTAAGAACCTAAGAAGTGGTCTCAGCTCCTGGATCATCTGCTGGGGCCTCTTCTATTACCGTTTCCGCTTTTGGTTGCTCAGCAAATCGTTTTGCCATCTCTGCGCGCATGTTTTCGCGCTCTTTAGCTAACATTGCTTCGTTTTGTTGCTGATTGTATTTCAACAACTGCATCATACGGTCCACGTCTGTGTTATTTCTCACGCGTGGCTCAATGCTTGTAAAACTTGGTTTTTCACTTTCTGCTATCGTTTGATCGATATCAGGTGCATTGATATATACAGCTGATTTTTTCTCAGCTTTTACCATTACATATGAATTACCTACACACGTATATTCAACTTGAACCTTGTCGCTTGATGCTCCAATCAGAACCCCATCTGATAGCTGGTCGTCTGTACCCGCCCATATCTCTATAGGACTGTTCGCTACAATCTGAAATTTTACGCGCCGTGCCTTGTTCGATAAAAACGGGATCATTTGACCCGCTTCTATCTGTTTCCAATCGGCCAATGGACCATTTTTGAACGTTTTCATCTGTTTTTTCCTTCATGTTAAAAGGGCAGGGGGGCGGGAGGCACCCCCCTACCAGTTACGACTTGTCAATCCGCGTGCTATCAACATCCGCGGTAATTGCGTCGTAATCTGAGGTTGCGTCTGCTTCCTGAAGACCTGCGCCAAACACCGTGTTTCCAACAATGTTCATGTCTGTCATTGCTGTAATCTCAAAACTATCTGAAGTTTGATCTGCAAACACTTTTTTGTGTAAATCTGTACAAAGATAAAAATCTTCGTTCAACGTTGGGTTTGTTGCTTCTGCCGACCAAATTTTTGCTCGGTCTTCGTCAAACGCATCATTTGCCGGGCGGTAATACTTACCGCCTACATTTACCAAATCGCGCTGCCACTCATGGTTCAGCGGTGCATAACCAAACGTACCGTCCGGCGTTGCGTGATTTACATCAGCATGATCATTTTTCACCACTGCCACTTTTTCAGGATCTAAAAAATCCCTCAAATAATTCGGCAATGTATCTGGATCAGTAGTGTATAAAAAATAATCTTTCTTACGTTCCCACAACTGCTCAGGCACTATTTCCGCAGTAATCATAATTACACCACCCGCATTCATTGCTGGCGTACGAATACTCATATCTAACGTGGCGTAACCATTAGTTGCGCTTTCATCCAAATTAGCTGCGTCTGTTGCGTAACGTTGATTAAACCCAATCATTTGACGGCTTTTGCCTAACAAAATTGGTTGTTTCATGGCTTCCTCGGGTACCCGAATTCCGCTCATTAACAAATCAATCAAATACTCGTCATCAATGCCATCATACATTTGACGCAACTTTGCAAAACTTGCGGTTTTGCGTGCCTGATCAATATCTGCTAATGACATCGTTGCGTTACCGCCACCAGACAGCTCTGCCCAAACATTATTCCACAAATATGCGCCTGTGGCTGTTCCAAATGGCGTTTCTTGATCTGTGCTATGGATAGGCAACGTTCCCGTTGACAATGAACCCGCAGGACTCATTCCATCCGTACCACTTTCAGAACCTCCATCAACATAACTAGCTTGTCCTCTAGATATATATTTGGACAAAACTGGCGCTTTAAACGTAAGTCCTTGCAAACTTACTTCGCCATCTATTAACGCCTGATCAAAATCTGGTACAATATTTTGCATACCGTTATTAATCCAAAACGCTTCTGCTAATGAATGATCAAACGCGTTTCTTAGTGGCAATGATTTTGATCGGGCTTTCCGACGATGATTTACAATAGCATTATAAGCTTCAACAACCGTAGAATTTAAATCATTTGTCTCAAAATGAATACCCATTGTTTGATAAAAAGTATTTGAGGAATACGCTGCTTCATGCCCAGCCGCGGTATCTGAATGATATGCCTGAGAGTCAGTAACTACACTATCCGTACTTTGTTGATAAAATTTATTCTTTTCAAAAAACGGAACTACGCTACCCGCTACACCGTTTTCTTTTTTATAACTTGCGTTCAATTCATTCATTGACCCGTTAAAACGGTCAAACGCAAGCATAGGTACAAAGTGGGCGTAACATGTTACACCGACTCCGTTCATCAACATTTCTGATGTTTCCATCATTTCAACGTTGACACGGATTTTACCACTTTGAACACCGTCTTCGCGGTGCAACCATTCATATTTCAAAGGCAGGATTTTACCTGCATCGCCTGACGTTAAAACACGTCCACGCGCCTTTCGCATACTTTTCTGCACCGTAATCGGTGCATTTGGTATCATTTCCGTTACTCTCATCGTTTTTTTCTCCTTCCGATGATTTTCTTAATAATTTGTCTTATTTTTTTGCACTTACTGCACATACGGCTGCCGCTCTAACGCGGGAGACGTCAAACCGTCTCTTTTCATCCGTGATGTGTTTGGAGCATCAGCTGTAAAACTTGCGCCTGTTGCTAACGTTGGAGTAAGCAACATATTCTCAATTTCACCAGCATCTGGATTTGGACCCAGCGTTTTTGTTCCGTCTGGCAGTATATACCAAACCGAACTTTCAATTGGATTGCCATACGTGCCTTCGCCCGCTTGCATCATATCCAATTTTAAACGCTGCTTATCCAACTCCAAACGTTGTGCATCTCGCAAATCACGATCAATTGCTATTCCTTGATCGATCATCATTCCATCAAACGTTGCACCAGCTATATCTCTATCTAACCGCTGCATTTCCCTCTTATGCGGATCAAATTGCCCTGCAATCTGACCTGCGCTATTCGCAAAGGTGCTCCAAAATGACGCACTTGCTAACGCTCCGCTTGATCCTTTGTTAAATCCTTGTCCACCTGTTGCTCGCAACACTGTTAAAGGATTAAACCCAGCCGCTTCAGCTTCCTTCCGCAGCTTTTTTAAAT